GCGCGATGGGCCAGAACGTGGCCTTTCAGCTGAGCCGGGCCCTGGAAGAGCCGCGCGAACTGGCCTATCCGGTGACGTCGTCAGCGCCGACGCCCCGCCCAGATCGGTCGTCGGTCGAAGTGCGAGAGGTCCGTGAGCGGATACGCGAGAAGCGGCTGAGCCGCCTCCTCCGTTCGAACGCCCGGCTGACGGCGGAGCTGGCCGCTCTCGCCGAGGTCGTGCGGATCCTGATCGAGCAGCAGCGGCTCATCCTCGCCGGCGGCGGCCCCTGGAGGGGGACCGCGCAGGGCCTCGAGCCTCCGCACGAGCCCGCTGCCGGGCGCGACGCCCCCTCCAATCCGTCCCGGGGCGCGTCGCGGTCAGACAAACTGGGCGGATATCTCGCGGAAGGGGCGTAACGCATCTGTCGCGGTCTCGCAGCATCGTCCGGCCCATCCATGACTGGCTGGCCGCGCTGCTGATCGCACTGCCACTGCTAGGAGGCGTCGAGCTCTATGAGCATCTATCGCACGACCGTCGGCACGTGGGGTTTCCGATTTCTCTACATGGGCGAGCTCTACAAGCGCCAAGGCTTCGAGAGCAAGCGGGCGGCGCAAGCCGCCGAGTCGACGCGGCGCCTGGAGGTCGACGCGCGCGGTCATCGGGGGACTGGCTGGACTGGGACCCCCGCCCTGGCGGAGTGGGCGGGGCTCTGGTTCCAGCGGATCGCGCCCCATATGGCGCCGAACACGCTGCAGGCCTACCGCCAGAACTTCACCCACCACCTGCTGCCGTATCTCGGGGCCATTCCCCTCGAGCACCTGACGCGCAGCCGGATCCGCGATCGCCTGCTCGAATGCCGCGTGCGGAGCCAGCTCGCGCCGGGAACGGTGCTGGCGATCCGCACGGCGCTGTCAGCGTGCTTGACGGATGCCGTCGAGGCCGGGCACCTGGCCGTGAATCCCTGCCAGAAGATGGGGCGCGGCCAGCGCCGCCGTGGTGAGGCCACGCCGACCACCACGACCGAGGAGGTCGCGCACCCGATGGACGAGGCCGAGCGCGACCGCTTCCTCGCCGCCGCCGACCGCCGCCCGCACTGGACCGCCTACATGTGGATCCAGGCCAAGGCCGGCGCCCGCCCGGCGGAGACCCTCGCCCTGCGCCTCGAGGATATCGACTGGGCCGCCGGCACCGCCCGCCTCTGGCAGCAGTGGACCGGGCGGCGGCTACGCCCGCTCAAGACGTACGAGGCGCGCACGGTCGACCTGACGCCCGGGGTGCTCGAACGCCTGGAGGCCTACGTGGCGACCCTGCCGCCACGGCTGCGCGCGGCCGGGTGGCTCTTTGCCGGCACGAACAACCCGTCCCTGCCACGCAACGGGTCGATGCCGCGCAAGACGTTCATGGCCCTGCAGCGCGAGGCGGGACTCTCCGGGTTCCGGCTCTATGATCTCCGCCACACGTTTGCCTCGCTGCTCCTGAGCCGCAACACCCCGGCGCTATACGTCAGCAAGCAGCTCGGCCACAAGAGCCTGCTCACCACGCTCCGCGTCTACGCGCACTGGATCCCGGATACGGACTCGCGGAAATGGGTGGAGCAGGATGGCACGCGAAAAATTGTACCGTTGGTCGACCACCGCAATAGTGAGAAAACCGCGTAAGCGATGAAGAACACAGAGGAAGATGGAGTGTGGCGCGCCTTCATGTACAAGGCCCCCACTGTGAGGGCCACCCCCCTGTTATCAACGAAGTCACGCAGTTATGGCATTACTACCGGACAGATAGCACCTCGTTATTTCCTGGAAATTCCCCATGCGGCGTGATACATCCCGGAATTTTGTACCACGAGTGTACCACCATGGATGACCTGGCGTACTGGGGACGCGTCGCGCTCGCGGTGGGCCAACTCGTCGCCTTCTGGCTGGGGCTGCGGTGGCTCTGGCCGCGGCTCGTCCGGTGGGCCGACCGCGCCGATCACCACGTCGGCGTCGAGAAGGTGATCCGGCCGGGCGTGCAGGTCCTGCACCCGAGCGATCCGCGCGTGCACAACGCGCGACCCGTCTCGTCGACGATCCCCCCCGAGCATCGCCCCGCCGGCCCGCAGGCGGGGGATTAGACTGGGAGGCGGAGATGACCGAGACCGCCACGACCTACGCGCTCGTGATCCTCTTCGACCACGTCACCCCCGGGCGCCTGGGCATCGCCTGCCTGCGCTGCGGCCAGGTGAGCACGCATCCGCAGGACGTGGCCGAGCGGTACTGCGGCGCCTGCCATCAGTTTCACGACGCCCCACGCCCGACCGGCATGACTGAACGCCATGCGTGAATCTAGGCGGCGGCCGCCTTCCGGGCGGCGCGCGTCTCCTCGAGGTAGTCCATCCACTGCCCGGACCACTCGGCCCAGATCGCCGGGAAGGTGACCTTGTCCTCGGCCTTGGCGCCGAGGAAGGCATCGCAGAGCCACTCGAACTCGGTGCCGTTCAGCTCGATCTCCAGGGTCTCGGCATCGAGCGCCCGCTTGATGCCGCGGAAGATCTTCTGCTCCTTGCGCGGCAGTTCCTGGCCGTAGAGCTTCTCGACGGCCGTCAGCAGGAAGCGCTCGCTGAGACTCCGGCGCCACTGATCCAGCGACTGGCCGGCCTGGCCGGCGCCGCCCTCGAGGATCAGCCGCTCCTCGGCGGGGCGGAGCGAGTAGTTGAGGTTCAACTTGACGACGACGGTTTCGACACTCATGCGGCGCCTCCGAATCTGCCGGGTGAGGGTACGCAGCCGGCTCACGCGATGGCGTGCTCGAGCCGCTGCAGGCGGAGCTCGTGATCGGTGAGCCGCCGCTCGTGGTCGAAGAGATACAAGTAGGCCTCCTCCAGCGTCGCCAGGATGGCATCACCCCCGTCGAAGAGGCCGCGCGTCGGCCCGAGGGCGTACAGATGCGGGAACTCCCAGTGCTCGCGCACGAAGGCCTCGACCGCCGGCAGGGGCTGGAGCCCCGGATAGCTGCCGGCGCCCTCGCGGTCGGCGTACCGCTCGATCGCGCCCGTGAAGGCGTCCTCGAAGACGTAGCCGGGGTTGGTGTAGGCGGTGCCGTTTTTCTGGATGTTGCCCGACACGTTGATGGAGCCGACGCCGGGGTCGGTGGCGGGGCTGCCGACCTTGATGCCGCCCGGCCCGGCGCCCCCGATCTGCAGCAGGACGGTGCCGTTGGCCTTCTTGATCAGCAGATCGGTGCCCGTCTTGATGAAGGCGTCGGTGAAGGCGGTGGCCGTGAGGTCCATGAACACGCGGGGCGCGCCCAGCTGGTAGAACACCGTGCCGTAGCCGACGATGAGCATGCCGATGTCGTTGTTGTCGTCGCCGATCGGGAACGGATCGTTGACCAGGTTCATCCCGCGCACGTCCCCGAAGGCCCGCGCGCCGTACCGCGCGCTGGTGTTGATCTCGATGCCGATGAGGCCGCTGTTGGTGCCGTTGTCCTTGACCTGAAACCACCCGCCCCAGGCGTAGCTGTGGCGGACCATGCAGCTGCCCATCGCGCGGATCCCGACCACGCCGCCGTCGCTGCCGTCGACGATGCCCTTGCTGTCCTGATTGGTCGTCGTGACCATCTCGGCGAACGCCTCGAGCGCGCACACGGTGCCCGTCGTGTGCACGTCCTGCAGGCGCGCGTAGGCCAAGATGGCTGCCGGCGCGAGCTCGGTGCCGGTCTCGCCGCCGAGCGTCGAGCGCGAGATGAGGCTGGCGAAGAGCGCGGGCTTGAGATCGGTGCTCGACGCCGTGGTGTAGCCCTTGTGCACCTGCAGCATGCCGGGCCGCGGATCCTCGATCGGCATGCTCATGAAGTAGTTGCCGTTCTCGATGAAGAGGCCCGCGGTCGCCCCGGCCGGCCCGGTGGGAAAGATGTAGGACATCCACTGCGAGCGCGCCGCGGCCCCCAGGCCGAGATGGCCACTGCCGAGCAGCTGCATCGAGGCGACGGTGTTGGGGCCGCCGGCCACGAGGCTCGAGGCCGCCTCGATCAGGGGGCGCGTGTCGCCGTGCCCGAGCACGCCCTCGGTGAACACGATGCCGCGCGCGTTGGTGGAGTTCATCGACAGCCGCAGGCCCTGCGTCCACGTCGAGCCCGCGTTGCCGATCTGCGTGTACAGACACGCGGCCTGGCCGCCCTGGCCGTCCCAGTCGCCGAACTCGCCGGCGAAGCCATTGTTGGGATAGGCCGTGCGGCCCGCGGGGCGCTCGCTGCGGATGATGATGCCGGTGATGGCGTTGCCGCCGCCCGAGTGCGTCGAGCCGATGCCGCCGATGAACCCGCCGTTGTCCGGGGGCGTGTAGGAGTCGACCTCGATGGAGCTCTTCATGCGGGTGCCGGCGACGGTCTCGCCGAGGCGGGTGACCACGAAGAGCCCGGTCTCGCCGTTCTGGCTGTAGTCGGAGTTGTCGATCCAGAGGCCCTTGCGCGCCGCGCGGATCTGCAGGTTGTTCGAATTCTCGCCGCCCGTGCCGAGGGTGTCGAGCCAGATCGCGGCGACCGAATCGAAGCGCGCCTCGCGGTTGACGCTGAAGTGCCCCGTGGTGGAGACGCTGCCGCCCTGATCGATGTACAGGCGGTCGGCGGCCGAGCCGCCGACGTTGGTCTGGATCCCGAAGCGAAACGTCTGATTGTTGCCGACCCGGTAGGTGTAGAGCACGGCGCCCAGGGCGATCGTGCTCGGGTCCTGCACCACCATCGCGATCGCCGTGCCGTTGCCGTCCTGGGCCGTGCCCGTCGTCTTGCCCCAGACCGTTAGGGCGGCCGGCGAGGTGTTGACCGTGGACTGCACGCGCACGGCGACCACGCCCTCGTTGCCGGTGCCCGTCGCCGTCAGCGCGCCGAGGTTCGTGTTCGCATACGCGCCGACGATGAGGGCGTGCAGCTGCGGGTCGTAGTGCAAGTTGCTGACGTCCTGGGTGAGCTTGCCATCGAGGCCGCCGTAGGGCACGGCCTGATAGGTGAACGTGCCGAGGCCGGTGCCGCCGCCCGCTCCCCAGAACAGATTGGCGCTGCCATCGGTGGTGAGGACCTGGCCGGCGGTGCCGACGGTCGTGGGCAGGATCCAGATCACGGACTGCTCGACGGTCTGCGGCCCGGTGAGCCCGACAAAGTGGCTGTTGTCCGGCGTCATCCACAGAAGCTCGGTCGTCTGCGTGGGGGCCGCGCCCGGCAACACGATCGCATGCGCCGTGCCCCAGTCCTGAATCCGCAGGGCCACGCGCATGAGCCCGTGGTTGGTCAGCGCGATGTCGAGGTAGGCGTTGTCGTTCTGCCCCGTGCGCGCCACGTAGATATGGCCCAGCCAGTTGCGCTGGCCCGTGGCCGTCTCGTGGTTGAAAAAGCCGATGCCCGGCCCGTGGCCGTCGTGCACCGTCGTCGCGCGCGCGAGGAGCACCGTGTTGATCAGGGGGCTGTTGCCGGCCGCGTTGTCGTAGAAGACCTCGAGCGGGAAGGTCGCGTGCTCGAAGGCCTCGCCGACGATCAGGTTGCCCGCGAAGCGATGCTCGCCGCCGAGGGTCCAGATGGCGATGTCGTTGACCGGCAGGGGCGCGGCGTGCGCGGGGATCAGCAGGCCGATGCCGTCGGTCAGGCTGCCGACGTGGCCCTGGTTGCGGAGCGCCGTGAGGGCGGCCGCGCGGCCGACGGTGCCCGCGATCACGCGGTACATGCCCGTGATGCCGAGGAGCTGCGAGACGGTCGAGCCCGCGAGGGCCTGGTCCGCCGTGACGACCAGCCCCTGGACGGCGCCCGAGGAGAAGCCTCCGGCGCCGGTGGCCCCGTCGTGCATGATCCCGAACACATGCCCGTAGGCGACGTTGGCGAAGCCGCCGTTGATGCTCGACACGCGCAGGTCGGAGAGATTGAACACCTGCGGGGCATTCGGGCCCGCCGCATCCACGTTCAGGCGGCCCGTCCACTGGTTGGGGCCGCCCGCCCCGCCGAGGCCCGGCCCGATGTTCATGTATTGCGAGACCGGGGCGAAGAGCGTGAGCAGCCGGGGGTTCTCCTCATTCCACGTGAAGTTCACGCTCCCCGTCAGCGAGCTCGTGCCGTTCCAGTACGCCACCTGGCCGGGCACCCCGTTGCCCGTCACGCCGCCTCCGGTGGCGCCGCTCGGCGTCACCCAGAACAGATGCCCCGTGGCGTCGGTGGCGAGCACCTGGCCGTTGGTGCCGTCGACCGATGGCAGGACGTAGATCGTGTCCGTGGCGCGCTGGTCCGGCGCCTTGAAGCCCACGAAGTGCAGCAGGCCCGTGGTCGGGTGCGCGTAGAAGCGAAGCTCGCCGGTCTCCTCGACGTTGGGCCCCCAGGGAAAGAGCCGCACGCCGCCCTGGCCATCGGTGGACACCGAGCTCACCGTGACGAAGTCCGTGAAGCCGGGCGCGCCCTCGAAGGTGAGCACCGGGCGGCGCGGGGCCGTGCCCGGGAGCGTGGCCACGAGCTGGTTGGCGATCGGGCTCCGGTAGACGACGCCGCCCGCGGGCATGGTGCTGCCGTCGTTATTGGTGCCCCCGCGCGTGAGCGGCAAGAGCCCCTGCCAGGCGACGGTCAGGGCGTTGAGGCCGAGGGTGATGAACAGCCGGATATTGGGGTCGCCGAGCAGTCCGATGTCGCCCGTCGCCCCGCCGAGCGAGCTCACGCCCGCCGTGCCGCCGCCGCCGCCGGTCCCGCTGACCTCGACCGCCTCGAGCGCCGTGCCGGCGGTGTTCCAGCGAATGAACTTGCCCGCCCCCGGCATCGGGAAGGCCACGCTGATCCCGGTGAGATCGTCGGTCGGCGTGAACTGCACGGCGCGGTCGAGCTGTGTCTGCAGCTCCTGGATCAGCATGACCACGCGGTCGAAGCTGTCCTCCTCGACCTCGGCGGCGTGGATGTCGTGCTCGAGATATTCGGTCGTCTGGGTGCGCGGGCTGTTGCGCTCGGCGACGATCGACGAGCCCGCGCCGGGCGCCAGCGCGAAGACGAACGTGCCGCCCGTCGGCTGCCCGAGCCCCGTGAGCACCACCGGGGTGATCTTCTCGTCGACCCAGACCACGAGGTCGAGCGGGTGATCGACCCGGAACGGGTAGGTGTACGTCGTGGTGACACCGTCCGCGAGATAGGCAATGCGCGTCGTGAAGATGTTGACGGTCATCCGCTCACCTCCCGATCGATTGGAGCACGCGTTCGAACACGCCCCGCACCGTCGACTGCTGGTTCGGCGGCACCGACTGCGCGATCGCCTCCATGCGCTTTCTGCGGATCGCCGAGTCGAGCAGCGGGTATTCCTTGCGGAGCGCTTCCTCGCCCATCTTGCGAAACAGCGTCGCCTGCTGCTGGAGCAGACTCGCCTTCATCGGATCCGCCTGCTGGCGATAGAGCGCGGAGCCGATGAGGGCTTGCATGGCGCCGTGGAAGGTACGGCCCTCGGGATCGCGCACGCCCTGGGTCATGAGCACCGCCCACCGATCCTTTTCAGGCGGCGTGAGCCGCACGAAGGTCGACGGGCGCGCGTAGTCGACCTGGGGCACCAGCGGCATCTGCTCCTGGGTCGCGCCGGCCCCGATCGCATCGGGGAGTTGCGTGAGGCCCGCGCCGTGCAGGCGCTCGACCTCGGCCCACACCGGATCGGGCGGCGGCGCCGGTTTGGTGCGGGTGACGAACGGGATGCCCGTGACGAACTGCGGCTGGCCCGTGAAGAAGTCGCGATCGGGCGGGTAGAGAAAGTTCCCTTCGGCGTCCTTGGCATCGGACAGCCCTGGCGTCGCCGCCTTGTAGGCATCCCAGACGCTCATGATCTGCTGCCACCAGGAGCCCTCGGGGTAGGCGCCGCTCAGGGGCGCGCGCTGCGCCTCGCGCCGGGCGGGATCGGTGAACAGGCGAATCTCGCGAAAGGCAGCTGGGGCGTAGCTTGTGAGCTGCGAGCGCAGGTACTGAAACAGCTTCTCGCCGCCGCCGGCCGCCCGCGGGTTGCTGATGGCGTCGATCAGGTGGGAGAAGTTCATGAAGTATTGCCGCATGTTCAGGTTGTCGCCCTGCATGACCAGCGCCGAGCCGATTAACTGCGGCCAGCTGATCTCCGGGGCGTATTGGAGCATCTGCGCCAGGTCGGCGCCCGTCGTCAGATAGTTCGACATCGGGCCGAGGCCATCGTGCGACACCCACGTGTCGCCGAGCCGGACGCTGTAGGGCTGATGGTTCTGCAGCCAGAGCTTGCGGTAGGTCGGATCCGCCGGCGGGCTGCCGGTGACAAAGCCCGTCGAGGCGAGGTAGGTGAACGCGCCGAGGAGCACCGAGCCGGCGACGAGGGCGGCGTTGGCGTTCTGGGCCTCGAAGGTGCCCAGCGCGAAGTTGCCCCGGGGGCGCACATCGCGCCAGAAGGAGGGCACGAAGGGCGCCAGCGGCGAGCCGAGCAGCGTCGTCTCCATGATGCGCACCGGCGAGCGCACGAAGGCCACGATTAGGTTGCGGTACATCAGGTTGAGCCAGGGATCCTCGGGCCCGCGCTGGAGCGCCGAGCCAAGCACGCCCTCGAGATCGCGGGAGAAGGTGCCATCGCGCGCGGCCTTGGTCACCCGGTCGCGGGCGACCTGCGGGAGGAGCTCTGGGTTCTGCTCGTAGAACGCCGCCGTGCGCGCCAGGTCAGCGTCGACGAAGCCATCGCGCGCGGCGATCCGCTGGGCCTCGATCTTCAGCTGGCCGCGCCCGTTCATCACGCGAAACGGCGTGTCGGCCATCGAGACGGACTCGAGCGAGGTGCGCACGATCTTACCGTAGAAATCGACGGCCGTGGAGAGCGCGCCAAGCTCGTCCAGCCCGAGGGCCTCGGCCGTGATCCGGGGCGGCTGGGGCGGGCGATCCCCGTAGCCTTCCAGACCGTAGAGCGAGGAGCGATCGGCCCAATAGCTGCGGAGTTCTTCCCAGTGCTTGACCATGCGCAGCTGCTCGAGCACGGCCTCCCAGGCGCCCGTCAGATACATGTAGCCGTCGCTGACGCTGGCGCCAGGGAGATGGCCGCGGCCAAAGACGCCCGCGATCGAGCGCTCGGCGGCCGTCAGCGGCACCATGAGCAGATTGGACGTCAGCGTCTTGAAGGTCGTCGTGCCCCCAAGGATCGCCCCCATGAAGGACTCGAGCACCGCGCCCGGGAACGCGCGCAGGAAGCGCGCGAAGCGCCCAAGCGTCTCGGGGTTGCGCATGGCCGCATTGCCGAGCGTCAGCGCCGCCAGGTCCGCGTCCGGCATGTCGCCGGCCAACTGATCGGCGAGATCCGCGACGCGCTTGGGATCAAGCGCGCCTTCCACGGTGATCCGGTGCGCGCCCGTCGCCCGCGCGGCCTCCGAGGTGAGCGCCAGGCGGCGCGGCACCATCTCGGCGAGGAGGCCCAGACCGGCCCGGAGCTTGCCCTGCGGGATCGGCGCGCCAGCGTGCATCGCCCTGGCGAGGTCGTAGATGTAGTTGGCGACGCCCACTTCAAGGATCCGCGCCGCGGTCACCTGCTCGGCGTTCCACACATCGCCCGGCTTGGCCCCGAGGATGTCCTCGATCCGGACGGTGCCGCTCTGGATCAGGGCGCGCGCCTTCTGCTCGGTCGCCTCGAGCGGTTGGACGCCGCGCCGCTGCTCGATCACCTCGGCCTGCATGCCGGCGTACACCTCGCGCATCACCTGCTTGACGGTCTCCTCGGCCGCGATGCGGTTGTAGTTCGGCTGGTAGGGCTCGCGCGGATCGGGGACGGGACGCTTGGGCACCTGGCCAAGCGCCGGAAGCTCCTCGCGGATCGCCGTGGCCATCTTCCGCGCCATGTCGGTCGCGGCCCGGTCGATCCCGGCTCGCAGATCGGGCGGAACGGGCTTGCCCTCGGCCTTCAGCCGTGAGGCTTGGTTCAGCAGGCTCTTCAGCACGCCCACCGGCAGAAGCGCGCCGCCCAGCATCCCAACGAGGGCGCGCTTCAGACACTCCTCGGCATTGTCAGCGGTCCCGCAGCCGATTGCGGCGCCGACCGCCATGCGGGCGAGCAGCGCCTGGTTGACGCGCCCGGTCTCGCCGAACAAGGTCGGCCCGACGCGGTTACTGTAATCGACCAGGCGCCCGGCGATGTCGGCATCGCGGGTGGTCACATCCTTGCCGTCGGCGATCGCCTCGATGATCTTCATCGCGCGATCCGCCCCCGCGCGCGTCCGGGGCACGCCGAGCTCGCCCATGTAGGCGGGGTAGCTCGAGGGCTGGGCCAGGCCGCCCACCACCTTGCCCATCTCGTCGGCGATCAGATGGCGCGAGCCGGGCTCGGCGTTTTTCAGGTCGTCGTACATCTGCCAGAGCATGTTGTAGCCGGCATCGGTCAGCGGCGGCGGGACGGCACCGGGCTCCGTCGCTTTCGGCAGCAAGGCGAGTTCCTCAGCGGTCGGGCCCCCGCCTGCCACCGGCAGCGCCGGCGGGGGCTCGGCGGCCGTCGCTTCGGCGGGGACGCCACGGACGGCCTGCGGCCGTTCCTCGCCCAGCACCCCCTCGATTTTCGCGACCGCGCGCTCATAGGCACTCTGCAGCGGCCCGGTGGGGACTGCCGGAGTCGGGGGCGCCGCCTCGGGTTGGCGCGGCAACGCCTCCAGCGGGGTCCGCTCGAAGGCTCGGAGGCGCGCCCGCTCGATCCCGGCGGCGGGCGGCTCGGGGATCGCATCGACGGGCACGCCCTGCGGCGTCAGCAGAGCGCCGGGCGCGGCTTCTGGCGGGCCGGGGACCTCGACCGGCGCCCCTGCCTCATAGGGGCGCTTGATCACGGGGCGCGGCTCCATCGGAAGCGCCGCCGCGCGCTCGGCGCTGACGCCCGCCGCGGTGGGCAGCGCGCCCGTCGGCTCGGTCGTGGGCGGCGGCGCGGGCTCGGGACCGCGCGGCGGGGCTTCCAGCGGGGTTCGCTCGAACGCCCGCAGGCGCTCGCGCTCGATACCCGCCGCCATCTCGGCCGCCGGGATGGACACGGGTCGCCCCTGCACGTCGATGATGACATCGGGGGGCCCGGGTGCGGTCGGCGGAGCGCCCTGCAGGATCGGGGGCGGCTCCTGATACGGGCGGGTCTCGCGCAGCACCTCGGCCGTCGGTGCCGGGGCTGCGAGCGTCGAGGGAGGCTGCGGAATCCCTCCGCCAGGACCCCGTGCAGGCCCAGGCGCCGGGCTCGCGCGCTCGGGCAAGGCCAGCGGGCCAGGCCCGCCCGCAGGCAGCCCGCGCAGCCGGTTGACGTACTCGGTCGCCACCTCCTCGGGAGTCACCAGGCCGGGCGCGCCGGGCGCCCCCGGCGGACCGCCGCGCACGCGGGCGTAGCTACTCTCCATCCCCTTGAACGCGGCCAGCTGGGCCATCACATTCGCCAGCTCCCCGTAGGTCATGTCGCCGGCGAACATCTTGGACAGCGTCTCGGGCGTCAGGCTCTGACGGAGCTGGGGATCGAGCAGCAGGGCCGGGACGCCCAGGGCGAAGCGCAGCGCCGTCGCCGGGTTCTTCCGCACGAAGTCGAGGGCGTAGCTATCCTTGGTGACGGCGCCGCTGCCCCCCATGAACGGCACCATGTCCGGCTGGAACTCGCCGCCCTTGAGCGCCGTCTGCTGCTCGAGGGCCGGCGTGTACTGCTGCATCGCGGCCTGTACGGCCGTGCCCACGCCGACGGGGAGTGCGCCGACGATACCCAGCACGCCCAGGAGGCTCTCGCCGGCGGGCGAGAGCCAGCTGCTCGGAAAGAGCTCGTTGCCTTGGATCTTCCAGCCGCGCTGGATCAGGTCGAACACGCCGCGCGTAAAGTGCGTCATGCCGGCCTTGCCCTGCTCCCACGCCGCTTCGGCGCCGGCAGACAGCGCGCCCGGCCGGGGCGGCGGCGAGGGTGGGCCCAGGACCTCGCCCGTGTCGCCACTGGCCGCGCGCGTGCGCACCCGCTGCACGGCCTCTTGCATGGCCTGCTCCTGCTCGGCCTCTTGCCGCTGCTGGAAATCTTCCGCGTACGCGCGCAGGAGATCCTGATCGACGGCGCGGGCCATGCTACCGCTGGCCTCGCTTCGGGCCCGTGAGTGACGCGCCCGGGACCGCCGTCGTCGCGTTGGTGGCGCGGCGCCCCATCTCGACGAGGATCTTTCGCATCTGGAAGAGGTACTGGCGGTTCGTGGTGTACCGCTCCTGACTGAGGCGGCCCTTGTCGCCTGCCAGGCGGGCCATCGCCTCGTCCACGCGCTGTAGCCCCGTCAGACGCTGCGGGTCCTGGGCGGGGTCCGGCAGCGTCACCTGATACGGGCTCTCGAGTGCGGCATTCAGGCTGACGAGGTACTGGCTCGTCTTCGCCGCCACGGGCGCAAGGAAGGTCGCCATGTGCTTGTCGAGCCACTCGCGCGCGTCCAGGCCGTTGGGATTCGTGGGCCGCGTCTCGAGCGACAGTCGCCGCTCGAACTCGGCGGTCATGGTGGATGAGACGAAGTCGATGTCGGCCGACAGCGCGCCCTTGGTCCGTAAGAGCTCGCGCCCAGTTTCGCGCACCTGGCTCTGGATGCGCGCGGCCTGCTCCATCGCGGGATCCTTCTGTTGCCCCTGCGCCTCGAGCCGACGCATCTCGGTATCGAGGTGGCGCATGTACTCCGCGTGGCGGACGGCTGTGAGCCGCTCCTCGTCGAGTGCCCGGTTCACCTCGTCGCCAAGGGCCGCGACCTGCGCGGCCGTCCGGGGCGCCACGCCGTAGACGCGCGGCTGGAGGGATTTCACCGTGCTCGGGTCGTCAACGAGTTTCGGGTTGCTCTGCTTGTTCAGGCGCTCGATCCACGTGAAGGACTCCGCCGGCGTCAACTCGCGCTTGTCCGGGCTCGCCATCTCCACGAGCTGCGGCGCGGTCAGGGGCGGCCCTGCGTCGGGGAGCCCCAGATAGCGCTGCAGCACGTTCCACTGCGTCTTGAGGTGCTCGTACGCCTGCTGCGCGTCGAGCTCGGCCTTGACCCGCTGCTCGGCCTTGGCGTCGAGGTTGGCGAAGTGCTCGAACTCGGCGCGGGCGTGGTTGGCCAGCTGTCCCTGCACGTCGGGGTCGAGCCGATAGACGCTGCCCGCTCGCAGATCGTCGATCACCGTCTCGTCGCGCCCGGCGATTCGGCGCTGGATCTGGCCGATGTCGACGTCGTGCGTGTAGTCCCGCCAGAGCCGCTGTTGCTCCTCGGGCGTGAACGCTCCTCGCTGCGACTTTATGAGTCCCTCGGCGATCCGGTCGACGTAGGGCTGCTCCTCAGGCGAGTTGGTGGGGCCCGAGCGCTTCAGGCTTTCGAGCTGATCGAGGACGGCCCCGCGTTGGTCCTGCACCCGCAGGCGATTGGCGTAGGCGAGTACCTCCTCCTGATGCGTGAGGCGCCAGGTCTCCAGGAGCTTGTTCGCGGCGGCGCTGGCGCGGGGATTCAACCCGGGCAGCACCTGGCTGCGGCGCGTCGCATACTCGCTGGCCCACTGATCGGCGTAGGTCGCGCCGTCGGCCGGGGGCACCGACTGCCCGTTGTCGTCGGTATAGCCGAATTTCAACCGTTGGCTGACGCCGGCCATGTAGTCACGAACGTTAGAAAAGGCGCGCGTCGCATCGGTCGCATCCTGGAGGCTTTGCAGGCGCGCGCGGGCGGCGCCCAGGATGGTGGCCGCCTTGACCCCGAGATCCTCGAGCTGCCCGCCACCCTGCACGAGCGCCGCGCCGACGGGCGAGCCGCTGGGCACCTGGGCCTCCGGGAAGCCGTAGGGCACCTCCTGGGTCGGCGTGTAGCCCGGCAGTTTCATAGACCGGTGTCGTACAGGGCGTAGGGATCGCGAGGCACCGCGGTCGTCAGCGCGGTCCGGCCGAGCCCCGTCAAGAGCGTGCTGCCGGCGCCGAGGGCCCCCGCCGTCAGGTACTGGCCGGCCCGCTGGCGCAGCAGCGAGGCCTGCTCGAGCTCGCCGAAGCTGCGCACCTGCCCCGTGTAGCGCGCCCGGAGCGCGTCGAGCTCCGCCTGCGAGGCCGTGTCCAGCAGCGTCAGCAGCGGCGTGCCCTCGGTCGTGACGCCCGTGCCCCCGAGCAGCGCCCGCTGGGCGGCCATCACCTGCCGGCTGCGCTCGCGGGTCTGCTGCTCGGCCGCGGCGCCGGCGATCTGGGCCTGCTGGGCCTGCTGCTCGGCGACATCGGCCTGCTGCTGGGCCTGGTGCTGCTGCTGGATGCCGCTGTAGACCGCACCGCCGGCCGACACGGCCGCCCCGGCCACGGCGGCGACCGCCGCGGCGATGGCTGCGTACTCGGCCATCAGGGAAACCTCACGTAGTTGATGCCGGCCTCGCCCTGGGGGCCCCAGAGCGGGCGGCGGCTCTCGATCGCGAAGCCGAGCCGCTCGAGCCACCGGCGCGCGCGAGGGTCCTGCTCGATGGCGATCGCCTCGATGCGCCGCAGCTGATGGGCGGCCGCCAGCGCGTCGAGGAAGCGCCGCACCGTGCGATGCACCATGACCGGATGCCGGCGGCCCTCGGGCGTCAGCACGGCCCACGCGCTCGCCAGATGCGGCCAGGGCATCATGAGCCCCGCGCAGGCCAGGATGTGGCCGTGCCACCACCCTGTGAACGCCGGCCCGCTCTCGGCGTACTCCTCGGCCCAGCGGTGCGGGTGGAGATGGCGCGGCGAGGGAAACTGCCCCGCGATCTGGTCCCAGATGGCGAGGTAGTCGGCGGGCTCGAAGTCGCGCACGTCGAGGTAGTGGCCCTTCGCCGTGGCGACCATCAATCGGCCCCCGCCAGCAGGCCGAACACGCCGAGGATCACGCACGGCAGGGGCTCGGTGGCCTCGAGGTCGAGCACCGTGTCGTTGTCCCAGCCGAGCTTGTCGAGGGTCCAGTCGCCGGTGTACGGCGGGGTCGCCGCGTTGGTCGGCACGTCCCCGGTGCGAAAGACGATGCGCTCGCCGTTGACGATCAAGCCGAGCGTCTTGTAGACGCGCACCGCGAGCGGCGACAGCCGCTGCGGCAGCGCCTGGATCGTGCCCACGCCGGAGATCTCCGGGCGGTTGGCGATGAGCCGCGCCGTGATGCCAAGCCCGATCTCGGCCTTGACGGCGGCGGCTTCGGTCTCGATCTGCCCGCCGATCACCAGACGCGGCAGCATCATGGCGCCGTCGCCGTTGATCCACACGATGCGGCGCTCGAGATGCGTCAAGCCGAAGAACTTCTTGCGGGCCACGCCCCAGGTGCTGGCCGCCACCACGGGAAAATCGCGCGCGAAGCTGGTGCCGCCGAGCGTGTCGCCGAGGGCGACCGTCGGCCCCTGCACCGCCGTGATGCGCGCGACGCCGCCGCCCTCGGCCAGCACGCGCACCTCGGCGCCCACGTCCTCGGGTCGGAACGCCGGCAGCAGCGACGAGAAGGTGATGCCGGCTCCCTCGGACGCCGACAGCGTGAGCGGCCCCGGGTTGGTGCCGTCGTAGGTGACCGCGGCGTCGACCACCAGCCCCGTGGTGAAGTTGTGGCCGATGTCGTCGAGGTACTCGACGTGGCGCCGGATGGTCGGCGCCTCCTGGGGGCCGCTCACGCGGGCCACCGAGAGCCAGAGCTGATCGCGATCGCCCGAGGGCCCCGGAATGACGGCCACACTCTCGACGGTGCCCCAGAACGGCTGCGGCACCTGGCGGCCGTCGCTGTCGATGCTGGCCGGGGTGGGCCAGCCGTCGGTGAGGATGTGCCGGTGCCAGGCCACGATGTTCTGATCGCGCAGATAGGTGAGGCCGCAGAGCGTGCCATCCTCGCGCGCCATCCACACCGTGGTCTGGGGCTCGCGCTGCCACGTCATGTCGACGATGCGCCGGGTGATCGAGCGGCCCTGCGCATCGCGCGTCGGCGCCGTCAGGTGATCGGCGATCAGCGTGAGATCCGGCGCCACGAAGCCGTTGGTCTGCGCGAAGTCGAAGACCATCTCGCGGATCTTCCGCCGCGAGCGCGTGGGAAACAGCGTCACATTGCCGATGCGGAGCGCCGGGCAGGCGCTGGTGGACCCGTAGGAGGTCTCCGGGCGCGCCAGGGCGACGTTGTGCGGGGTGAGCACGTTGCCGTCGCCCGGATCGATCGCCCACTCTTCCCCGCTCGTGCCCACCAGGAGCTTGCTGCCGCCGGGCATGACCCAGCGGATGGCGTTCTGCTGATCGCTGTTGAGCGTGAACTCGAGCGCGTCGTCGTCCTGGGCGCCGATGGCGAAGTTGACGTAGTCCCCGGTCTTGGAGGCCCACAGGGTCTGCGGGCGCGTCGGCGAGGCCCCGTACCAGAGCCGATCCTCGTAGAACGTGACGACCGAGGGGTAGCCGTTCAAGGCCGAGAAGGCGGGCTCGTTGAGCGTCCAGGCATCCGGCGGCGCCGGGGGCGGCGTGTCCGCGGTGACGTCGAGCACCGAGCGGATGAGCCCGTCGGCGTGCTGGCTGTCGTCGATCTCGATGATCTCGACCAGGCCCCCCTCGATCGTGATGAACTTGTGCAGATCGTCGGGGCTGCGGAAGGTGTTCAAGTCGGCGACCAGCGTCGTCACCTGGTTCACCGGCCCCTTGTGGCCGATGGTCAGCGTCGACAGCGGGCTGCCGGCGATCACCCACTCCTCGGGCAGGATCGGCGTCAGCAGGTGCAGGAGCGCCGTGACGGTGCCCGTCACCGTGCGCCCATCGGCGACGGCCGTGATGGCGAGTTCGCCGCCGGCATTGGCGCCGCCGATCACCCGGATGCGGCGGCCCACATCGGAGGCGAGGAAGATGTCGACGTCGGTGGTGAGGGTGAGGCCGGCGCCGCTCAGCGCGGGCACCGTGAGCGTGGCGCCGGGGATGCTGGCCCGGGTGCCCGCCTCGACCGAGGGCGGCGGATCCAGCGGCGTCTCGCGAAAGGTCCAGATGGCGTTGTCCGGGTGGTGGCGCTCGAGCTGCATGGGCGGATGATTCGGGTGGACCAGGAACAGCACGTCGATGGACTGCACCCACCGGAGCTGGAAGAGCTCGGCCTCGGCGTACGGCGTCCCGACGACGACGTCCTCGACCGTGGGGAACACGCCGACGTGCACCGGCAGGTTGTTGGCGTAGAACCGGATCTGCCCCGCCGTGAACTCGCAGATGAGCGCGTCGGTCTCCGAGCGGATGAACGGGATCAGCCGGGCCCGGCCGGTGCCGAGCGCCCACGCCACGAAGTGCGTGCCCGGCCGCCGCATGACGCCGCCGCCCTGCAGGATGAGGTAATTTTCGAGGATGCGGCAGCCGCGCCCGTAGCGGTCGAGGTCGACGCGGGCGTCGATTAGCGGGCTCAGCTCGCCGCCCGAGAAGTCCGTGTACCGATAGCGCGCCTGGGGCATCAGGTGAACGCGACGCGGGGCTGCACCAGGGCCGTCGTGATGATCCGCCGCGGGGAGTGCTGCTGGCCGTCCTTGGCGCGGGCGGAGCGGAGCTTGAGCTCCGCCAGCTGCGCCTGCTGCTGCGCGAGCGCCGGCTTCTGCGTGATCGGATAGGCCAGGCGCGCCGCGAGCTCGTAGGTGACGGCGGTCACGAAGGACGGCGGCCAGTAGCCCTCGGGAATGCGCGCCGTGTAGCGAATGGCCACGGGGCTGTCATCGGCCACCAGGAGCTTGCCCTCGATCGCCCACCGATCCCCGTCGCCGTGCGTCTGCACGTCGAGGCTCGTCTCGCGCACGCGCAGGCAGTCGGCGGGCAGCTCATACCCAAATTTGTAGTCCCAGAGGACGTGCTCGAGCTCCGTGACCATCGGTAATTGTTGGACGCGGCGGGAGGCGAACCCCCAGTCCTCGCCGATCAGGAGATCCTCGACCACATCGAGATAGAAGCGCTGGCACACGCGGGCGCGGTCGGTCGCCTCGTCCAGGCTCTGGATGCCCCGATCCCCGAGCAGCATGAGGGCGCTCGAGCAGATCGACACGGGGTCGTGCGGCGCGACGCGCGCCGGCGGTCCCGGCGCCACGCGCCCCGAGACCGGCGCATTGATGGCGAGCGGAATGAACGGACTGGCGGCGCCGCCACTGGGGGGATCGGCCCCGTTACTCATCAGCCCCTCGATTGCGGCGTGGTCGCGATGATCGGCTGCGCCGCCGCATTGGTTTGCACGGCCGCCACCCAGGCCTCGCGGATGTCGTCCTCCTTCGTGACCGTGAGGAGGCCGCCGGCGATGGCCCAGCGGTTGCGGAGAAAGCGGAGCGCGTTCAGCACCGAGCGCGGCGCCTCGCCGCTCACCTGCGTCCAGTCGCGCGTGAGCAGCGTGTCGGCGATGTCCACGGCCGAGGGCGAGGGCGAGGTCGCGGCGGCCTGGAGCAGCAGGCCCGCGGTGCCGGGCTGCAGATGCCCCACGATGTACTCGTCCCACACGGCCTTGGCCACTTCCCCGGCACTCGGCGGCGGCGGGCTCGGCCCCGACGGCACCGCCGCGTTGGCGAGCAGCAGGCCCGTGGTGCCGGTCGCCTGGTGGTCGCCCGCGACCTCGTCCCAGACGGCATCGGCAATGGCGGCGGGATCGCTGCCCGCCGAGGAGACCGTCTGCGCCAGGCCCATCGAGCCGGCGGCCTGGTGGTCGGCGGCCGCCTCGTCCCAGACGGCATCGGCGATCTGGGGCGCCGTGGGCGAGCTGGCGCCCGCGTCAGTGAGCGCCTGGCCGGTCGACCCGGCCGTGGTGTGCGCGGCGGTCGGCTCGTTCCAGACCGCGGCGACAATGTCCGCCGCCGTCGGGGAGGCCGCCGCGCCGTCGACCAGCGCCTTGCCCGTCGACCCGGCGCCGAGATGGCCCGCGGTGGGCTCGTTCCAGACCCCGGTGACGATCTGCGCCACGGTGGGCGGCGGGGTGCCCCCGTCAGTCAGGGCCTTGCCCGCGGTGCCAAGCGTCTGATGCCCGCTCGTCGGCTCCTCCCAGACCGCGGCGGCGATCGCGGCCGGCGTGGCGGCCGAGGCGCCCGCGTCGATCAGGGCCTTGCCGGTGGTGCCCCCGGCGGTATGCGCACTGGTGACTTCGTTCCAGACGCCATTGGTGATCTGCGCCACCGTGGGCGCCGCGACGGCCCCGTCGGTGATCGCTCGGCCGGTCGAGCCCGCGGTCTGATGGCTGGCCGTGGGCTCGTTCCACACGCCGGCGACGATGCTCGCCACGGTGGGGGCCCCGGCGAGATCCGTGAGCGCCTTGCCGGTCGAGCCCGCGCTCTGGTGCCCGCTGGTCGGCTCGTCCCACACGGCATCGGCGATCGACAGCGCCGTCGGCGCCGCGATGGCGCCGTCGGTGAGGGCCTTGCCCGCCGAGCCGCCGGCCTGGTGACTGGTGGTGGGCTCGTTCCAGACCGCGGCGGCGATGGTGACGGCCGTGGGCGCCGTGAAGGCGGCGGCATCGGTGAGCGCCTTGCCAGCACTCCCCGCCGTCTGGTGAGTGTTCGTGGGCTCGTTCCAGACGGCCCCGGCGATGGCCGAGGCCGCCGGCGGCGCGATGGCCGCCTGCAGCAGCGTGGCGCCCGTGGTGTTCGCCGTCGCGTGGTTGATCGCGAGCTCATCCCAGACCTGATTCGGGATCGGCGTGTACGGGTCGAAGCCGACGAGCTGATGCACGGCGATGAACGTGCGCACGCCGGCCTTCGTGAAGCGCACCCAGAGAAAGCCGCCGCCCGAGAGCTCGGCCTGGGTGAACTCGTAGTAGTAGTAGCCGTTGCCCATCTCGGTGACGGGCCCCGCGGCGTTCGCCTCGGTGCTGCCGTTGGAGGAGACCTTCACGTCGCCCGCGACGAAGGTGATGCCCGCCTTGGGGGTCTTGCCGTCGACGTCGTCGACGAGATACACGGGAAAGCGCCGCCGGGTCGAGACCGCTTCGTTCTGCTTGAACTGGAGCATCAGTTGAACCCCCGATTCAACCGCGAGCCGGTGCCCACATCCGCGCCGCTGTCCACAGCCGAGATGTACAGCCCCATCAGCGGCAGGAGGTTGGCACTGTCGCTGAACGCGCCGCCATCCGTGCGTGTGGTCAGGGCCATGTTCAGGCCGTTGTCGATGCCGGCGCGCGAGGCCCCGTCGGCCAGCACGTAGGCGAACAGGTTCGCCGTGGCCGTCCCGGTGGGCGCGAGCGTCGCGCGGTAGGCGACATTCGGCGTGAGGTCCCACGGCGTGGCGAACAGGTGCAGGTCGTAGAGGTAGGAGCCGCCGATTCGCGGGCCGACCGAGATCGCTTCCTGCAGCCGCATTGTCGTGCCCTCGTAGAGCGTGAGGTTCGTGACGTCGCCGGTCGCCGCGCCCAGATTCGCGGACATCCAGATTCCCGAGAGGCGCATCGGCGCGGGCACCGAGAAGAGCAGCCCCGCCTCGTCCGGCGCGCTGCTCACCGTCAGGGTCTGCGGGGCGCTGTACCACCAGGGCAGCAGGGCGCCCGGGGGCTGGATCGGCACGATGGTGCCGTCCTCGTACTGCAGCGCGCCGATCGGGTAGCGGTCGGTGTAAAAGCTCAGGGTGGCGCCCACGGCCTTGAGCATGTAGGGCACCGCGGTCCAGACGCCGCCCGCGGGCGCCTGCCAGGCCAGGAGATTGGGCCCGCCCGCGGTGAGGGCCGTGAGGTACCAGTACGCCGCGAGGAGCTGCCCGCGGGTCACCGTGAGGCGGGCGCCGCTCGGCAGACCGTTGTCGCTGATGGTCGGCGACCAGACCCAGTTGGTCTCGCTGGGGACGCCGACGTCGCAGTAGTAGTTCGCGCCCGCCGCCTGGCCATTGGAGCTGACGGGGCTGAGCCCGACGCGCACGTTGAAGGCGGGGCTCGTCCCGTTGCTGCCCTGCAGCCAGCCGTACTTGGCGACGGCGCCGGATCTGGGGACCTGGAAGATGACCTGGATCACCTCGCCGGCCGCGAAGGGCACGCCGAGATAGGTGCCCTGCCCCGGGTGCAGCATGGGGATGGCGGGCAGGTAGAGCCCGCCGGCCAGGTCGACGAGGGCCATGCCTACAGCCGCGTGATCGTCACGAGGTACTTGCCGACGTGCCAGAAGCCCGGGTCGGGGGCGCCGCCGGTGGTGATGACGATGGTGCCGGTGCCGAAGATGCCGGCCGGCGTGTCGCTCTCGGCGCCGGCCTGCTTGGTGAGCGTCACCGCGGTGGCGCCGACCGCGGCGGTGTACGCCGTGCGTGCTTCCATGAGGCTCCTCCGTGCCGGCGCGGCCGGGGCCATCGCCCGCGCGGCCGCGCCTGTCGCGGTGCGAATCAGTCGAGGACGAATGGCACGTACACCTTGACCGACGAGCCGTCGGCCGCGTACCCGCCGGGACAGGCCATGCCGAGAAAGGCGTCCTCGGCGGTGATCGTGAGGGCGCCCTGGTCGGGCTGCATCGCCAGGTTCGCGCCGGTGCCGTCGACGGTGAGGGTGCCGAAGGCGTCCTCGTCCACCGCCTCGAATTCGCGGCTCGAGGGGTTGCGGCGATAGGTGCCGAGCGTCACCGAGCCCGGCCCGGTGCCGTTGACGGCGAAGATGCGGCCGCCGGGCAGGATCAGGGCGCCTTGCGGCAGCGAGGCGAGGATGACGACGGTGGCGGCCGCGAGATCGGCCGTCGGGGTCACCGTAGCCACGAGGATGCGTTGCTTGCCCATGAAGCTGGTGGGGTTTAGCCGGCCGCCCTCGGGGATCTTGGCCATCTCGTCGCCGAGGGCGACGACGAGCGGCGCGGCCTGGGTCGCTGGCTCTGCCATCTTCAGTCTCCGTGCCGCCGGGCGCGGCGCCGGCGGCGGGGCCATGCGCCGCGGCGGCGGCGCAGGGGTGGGGGTCGGGGATGGTCGACGCCGGCTACTGGGTCTCGTCAATGTCGACCTGCACCACACCGGCGTCGTCGACGCGCGCGGCGCCGGCGGAGAGCTTCAGGACGACCTGCGTGTTGTTCCACTTGTGCGGCGCCTCGTTGATCTTGACGTCCGTGATGAGCCCGACGGCGACGCCGAGGGCCATCTTCTGCCAGGCGATGCAGGAGCGGATATTGCCGGCCTTGGCCAGCATCGTCGTCTGCCGCCAGTAAAAGCCCATCCAGGTCTGATCGAACGGGTAGCCGCCCCGCGCCAGGGCCTGGATCGTGTTGAAGTCCGAGGAGGTGACCTGCGTGTTCTTCAGGAGGTTCGTCATCGCGTGCGGCGAGTAGAAGAAATACCGGTCGTCGGTGTCGACGTCCTGGGTGTTCATGACCTCGGCGGCGGCCAGCACCTTGTCGACCGTGAGGCCCGTGCCGCCGGCGGCGATCTGCTGGCCAGCGGGGATGGCCGTGGTCGACGTGGTCTCCGCCGACTCGTTCACGTTGGTGACGGCGGCCAGCGCCGCCCCGAGGCAGATCTCGTCCAGCTTGCGGTTGCGCGCGTAGGCCATGATCTGCGCCACCTCGGACTCCGGGTCGGCGAGCATCTTGATCTCGTCGAACTCGTCGATCAGGGCCGCCACCGCCCAGTCCGTCAGGATCGCGCGCCGCTTGGACTGCGGCGGGTTGACGTAGGTGGTGTCACTGTCGCGCACGGCACTGGCCATCGAGACCGTGCCGATGCGGTTGAACGGGTAGGTCTTGCCGACGACGCCCTCGCGCACGCGGTAGCTGCCGCGGGTCTTCTGCATCTTCTGCTGCGCGAGCTGCGTGACGTTGTCACTGACGGCGTGGATGAACCATGCGTCGTTTTGCAACATGCCCGGGATCCTCCGGCGAAGCTCAGGGTGCAAGCCTCTACGGGAGGTAGCCGGGGCCCATCCCCGATCCCCCTCACGCCCGTCACGTGGGCGTTCCGTCCCGGCCGGGCCCTCGCGGGTAACCCGGCAGCTGTCCTACGGGGCGCTGGACCCCGGACGGGCCGCCGCGGGCGCACTGGGCGACGGCGGCGGATACGGCGGCGTCAGCGTGGGATTCGGCAGCGCCTGCCCGAGCAGGGTCGTGTAGGCGATCTGCTGCGGCCCCTGCTGGATCGGCGTCGCGGGCGGCGGCGCCGGGGGCGGCGGCGGCGTGGGCGGAAACGGCAGCACCTCGGGCATCACGCGCCCTCCATCGATGGCGGATAGGCCGTCCGGTAGAGCTCGAGCAGGGCCTCGTGCGCCGGCTTGTGCTGCGGGTCAGCGGGGTTGTTCGCCGGGTGCCGGCGATCGGCGCGGATCTCGCGAATGCGCTCGAGCGCCTCGCTCTTGCTGGGCCCGTCGGTGCGGCCGTCGATCAGGCCGTCCTCGGCCGCCGTCTCCCCGAACTGGGCCACGAACTTGATGAAATCCGGGTGGTCGCCGAGGCCCGTCGTCTCGAGGACCTCGACCAGCCCCGGCGAGCCGCGGGCCTGGATCACCCGCGAGGCCAGGGTGACGCGCCGGGCGAAGGTGGCATCGCCCCACTCGCGCTTGAGGGCCTCCGCGCCCTGGCGGTAGCCCTGCTTGGCCTGATCGAGCTGGTGCTGCTGCCAGTCGGCGTAGGCCGAGACCAGCGCCTTGCCCTGCTCGGCCGTGATGCCGTGGCGATGGAACACGCCGCGGAACGTCTCAAGGGCCTGCGGGTCGAGCGCCAGGTCCTCGGGCACGTCGAAGGCGTAGTCGCTGGGCGTCTTGGGCACGCCGAGCTTCTCGCGGAAGGCCGCCTGCTGCTCCGGCGTCGCCTCCGGCCCCGGGATCTGCACGCTGCGGCCCTGCATCTTCTTGGTCTCGACGAAGGCCTGCGCGAGCGCGCCGACGTCGCGGAAGGTCTCGAGGCTCTTCTCCTTCCGGAGGAGCTCGGGGAGGCTGGCGCGCCAGTCGGGGGTGTCGGGCGCCGCGGTCGCGGGAACCGGGGCCGTCCTGGCCTCCGGCGGCGCGCTGGCGGGCGCGGGCGGGGCGGCCGCGGGGGCTTCGGTGGCGACCGGGCCGGCCATCAGTCGACCAGCTTGACCGCCTCGGCGACCAGGGTGCCGACGGCGTGGGTCTGCTGCGGGGCGCGCGTGCGCTGGCCCTTGTCCACGCGCTCGAGGATGCCGAGGTACACCGCGCGGGCGCCCTCGCACCAGATCGTGTGGTGCACATCGACGGGCCCGCTGAGATTCGGGCGCGTCAACGTCGTCCGGTCGACGTAGCAGCGACCGCGCAGATCCTCGAGCACCCGCGCGCCCTGCGGCGTGGTGAACACCTCGACGTAGTCGCGCAGGAGCTCGCGGTAGTGGCTCGTCGCCTGCAGCTGGCGGAGCTCCTGCTCGCTGTGATCCGGCATCAGGCGGCCTCCTGGCCGGCCGGCGGCGGCGCGCTCCCGGGTGCGGCCTGCTGCTGCGCCCGCGCATCGGACAGCGCCTTGACCATCGGCGCGGCCTGGCCCGCGGCCTGGGCGGCGCCCGCGAGCATGTGCAGGCGCGCCTGGTCGGCCTGCTGCTGGGCTTTCTGCTGGCGCATCGAGGCCACGGTCTGCTGGCCGCGAATGATCGAGGACGGCACCCCGGCGACCTCGGCGACGATGCGGCCCTCCTCGTCGGTGTCGAACAGATCGGCGGCCTGCGTGTTGCCCATCTGCAGCTGCCCCAGCAGCCACTCGTTCTTCCGCTGGATGGCGATCAGATCCCGCGAGCGCTGGGCGCGGGCCAGCGGGCCCTCGTAGACGATGTCGATGTCGACGCTGAAGCCGGCGCGCGCGAGCGCCTGGGGCGGCGGCGGCAGCACCCCGCCGCGGTACTGGATCGCGATCGCGCGCTCGATCGTGTGCGACAGGAGCTCGTTCTGCAGGCGGTTGGCCGCGGGGCCGAGCATCCGCAGGATCTCTTCCTGCACGAAGGAGGCCTCGGTGGCCGTCATCTCCTTCGTGATTTCCATGATCTGCGGGCCGTAGAAGATCTCGCTGATCTTGCGCTCGAGGCGCTGCTCCTCGACGGCGTCGACGTCAAAGCGCGCCTTGGACTCGAGCGGGGCGATCTGCGGGGGCCACGCCGTCACCACGTTGATCGCGGTGGGCTCGAGGCTGAGCGTGCCGAGCACCGCGTCCTCGGCCTGCATCAGCGGCGGATCCAGGGCCTTGGCGAGCGCGCCGAGCTTGATCTCGACCGCGCGGTTGAGCGTGCGCACGTCGGGATAGGCGATCCACCCGGGGCCCGTGCCGTACGGCGAGCGGCTGTCCTTGGACCAGCGCGCGACCGCGAAGGGGAACTCGTCGTAGCCGGACTCGGCGAGCAGCACCATCTGCTTCTCGAGCAGGTAGCAGGAGGCCCACGGCTTCTTGAGCGCCGGGGCGCCGTAGTCGCGCACGGCCTTGGGGCGCGGGTAGACGGCGTGCAGGAGCTTCTGCCGGCGCTCGGGGTTGTTCTCGACCTGCTCGCGCGCCTCCTGGGGCAGCCGGCTCCGCTCGCCCGGCCGCAGGCCCTCGCCGCCGTCGCCCCACAGGCGCCAGATCTCGCGCCAGCTGAGCTCGAAGTCGCGGATGACGGTGTCGACACGCCCGTCGCTGTCCTCCGCGATGACGTAATGGCCGATCACCAGCGCGGTGAACTGCAGGCCGCCGAACACATTCGGCCGCGCCGGCGTCTTCTCCTGGCAGTACAGGCCCGCCGTGCAGAACACCGGCAGGTCGAGGTAGACCTCGCTCATCTCGGTGTAGAAGTTCGAGGCCCCCAGCGCGAGGTAGGTCTCCTCGGCCACGTCCTCGAGCCAGTCGCGGTTGTCCTTGACGTCGTTCAGGTCGCGCTGGCGCAGGCGGAGGCTGAACCACTTCTGCGCCTGGTTGGTGAGCCCGCCATGGATCATCGCCGCGAGCTTGTTGGCAGCGTGCACGCCCGCCGAGTCGAACAAGCGCTGCGTCTTGAGCGTGCCCGGAAAGGTCTCAATCGTGATGTTGGCCTTGTACGGGGCGAAGAACTCCGCCAGCGTCTGCCAGCGCGTGCGGTAGTTGTCCTGCTGGCCGTGGAGCTCGCGGTAGCGGCGCACGATCGCCGTGGGATCGGCGGCAGGCGCGGCCATCAGTAGCCGGCGACCCCCGTGTTGCCGCCGAGCGCCGTGCCCGTCGGCTCGTTCAGCAGGCTGCCGCCGAGGCTCCCGGTCAGCTGGGTCGCGGTGCGGCCCCGCCGGGCGCGGAGCCGCGCGCGCTCGGCCGCCATCTCCTGTTGCACGTCGGTGGCACTGGTGTCCGGCGGCGGCGGCGCCGGCGGCGGAGGCAGCGCGGACCGCCCCCCGCCTCCGAACATCAGCGCTTGCCTCCCAGCGGGTTCACCGTCGGGGCTTCAGGCGCGGGCGGCGTCGTCCCACCACTGTCGGGCGGCGTGGGTGGCGCACCGCCAAGCGGCACCGAGATGTAGCCATAGGTCGGCGACCAGTAGACGACGTAGCCGCCGCCCGAGATCGGCTGGCTCGGGTGCTCGGGCGGCACGATAGGGTGCGCGGGATGGCCGGGATCCGGCCAGACCCCAGGCGGCAGCACGATGGGGTGCGTCGGCGTGCCCGGAGCCGGCCAGATGCCGGGCGGTGGGCCACCGGGCGCGATCGGGTGGGCTGGATACCCCGGCCCCGGCCAGACACCCGGGGGTGGACCGCCTGGCGCGATCGGATGCGCAGGGTACCCCGGGCCCGGCCAGATACCGGGCGGGTAGTAGATCGGCGGCGTCGGGACGCCCGGCGCGGGCCAGATGCCGGGTGGAGGCAGCACAATTGGGTGGCTGGGGGCGCCGCCCTCCAGCTCGACCAGGGTGCCGACGATGATCACCTGTTTCATGGGCTGGATCCTCCTCAGCGGCGGGTGACGTGGGTGGATTGGTCGATGCCCGGGTAGCGGCGGCGCACGGCGCCGCGCACGCGAGCCTTCTCCTCAGGCGTGCCGTAGGCGCTCACGCGGGCCAGCGCGTTGCGGGCGTGGCTCTCGTCGGCAATCGGGTAGCGGCGCTGCCCGGGGAACACGAAGCTCGAGCTCGGCAGCTTCTTGCGCGCGGCGGCGGTCAGCTCAGCCATCAAGGCGCCTCCTCACTCGTCCGGGCAGGTGATCTGCACCTTGGCGGGCGCCGCATGATGGGCGAAGCTGTCGCGCATGACGTAGCGCTCGCGCTTGGAGCCCTGCAGGCAGTAGGCGCGGGCCAGCTCCCCGGCGTCCGCCCCGCGCTTGAACCAGACGTAGATGTTCGCGGACTCGCGTTCCTCCGGCATGCCCACGCTGATCGCGCCGGCGCCCGTGGTGGTCGCCGAGAACGGGCTGCAGCCGCCGAGCGACAGAGCCAGGAGCCACCACGCGCGCCTCATCCCCCATAGCGGCCCGTGCTGGCCGTCTTGCGCCGCTTGCGGTCGGCGGCGAACTCGGCAGGGGTATGCGTGGCGCCGGTCTCGAGGTTCTTGGCCTCGTTCACGGTGCCGCCCTTGGTGAAGTGCAGGCGGACCTTCTTGCCGGTCGAGGTCGTCATCGTGCGGTAGCGTCCGCCGCCGGGGATCGGCATCAGCGGAGCCCTCGCAGGCAGTCGAACCGCGCCATGCGCTCGAGCACCACGGTGGCCGCCGCGTCGTGGAGCATGGCGCCCACCGGGCCGCGGTGCGGCTCGAGCCAGATCTGCTCCCACGGCCGGATGCAGAAGCGCTCGGCCATGGTCAGGTCGTCGACCTTGAGGCGCCGCGCGAGGTCCCAGATCTGCGGGGGCATCAGAACGCCGTCAACGTGCCGCGCGCTTGGCGCTGCGCCGGGCGACCGACGTCCCAGACGTTGCGGGTTGGCGTCGCGTACTGGGTCTGCCCTCGAGCCGGGCTGGCCTGCAGCCGCGAGGGCGCCAGGCCGCCGATCAGGTAGCAGAGCGCATCGCCAAGGTCGGCCCACGGCGGGTTGGGCTTGGCGGGCTGCACCGAGCGGAGCTCGCCGGCGGCGGTCGTCGGGTAGTGCCAGCGGCCATCGAGGGCGCGGCGCAAGAGATCGGTGTCATGACCCGGGCTGACGCGGAGACCGCGACCGCCCAAGGCGGCGAGCAGGGGATCACGGCGACCGGGCCAGGACACCGAACCGGGGCGCAGCACGCCACCGAGCAGCCGCTGGATCACGCGCACCGGCGACTGGTTGATGTCCGATTGATCGCCGGTGTCCATCGAGGGGTCGTAGGCGTGGTAGAGCTTCTCGCCCGGCAGGGGCCCGAGCCCCACGGTCCAGGGCGCGTGCGCCTCGAGCCACGGGAGCACGCGATGGGTGATGTGCTGGCGCGTGCCGCTGTCCTCGGTGACCAGGCCGGCGTACAGGCGCAGCTGGCCCTCGACGCGCTGGCCCACCACCGTGGACGGGGTATGCCCGGCGTCCCAGCCGATCCAGAGGGGCGCCCAGGCCACGGGCTCGAGAGGCTCGGCCGAGACGTGGTGCAGCGGGTCCCAGCCCGAGGCGACCGGCTGCCCGAGCAAGATCACGCCCGGCTCGCCCTGCAGCAGCCGCCGCAGCATGTCCGGCCGCGAGGCAAGCGCCTGCGCCCACTCGGCGCGCTGCGCGACGGTGGCCCGCTCGCCCGGCGGGATGCGCACGTACGCGGCGCCGGGCTGGGCGCGGTCGACGAAGCGCTGCCACGTCCAGTGATCGCGGTCCGGGTAGTTGCACGTCAGGATCGCCGGCTGCCGGTACGAGGGCAGGCGCCGCGAGGTGAGCCCGAGGCCCCATGCGCTCTCGCTCAGGCCCGAGGACTGGACGAGGAGCGACGCCGGCGCCGGCTCCTCGAACCAGAGGCCGTGGCACTCCGCGCGCAAGCGATCCATGCCGGACTGGTCCTCGACGCCGAACAGGCGCAGGTGCACCAGGTCCTGGCCCTCGAGGCGGAACTTGGCGACGTGGCCGTCGCCCTCGAGGCGCCAGCAGCCGCCCCACATGGGCGCCTGCAGGGATTCGTGCGTCTTGGCCTTGTGGCTGGTGAACGTGTCGGCGGCGCCGAGCCACTTGGTGGGGAGCCGGTAGCCGAGCTCCTGGTGGCGCTTGGCGTGGAGCACCATGGCGCCGAAGGCGCCCATGGTCTTGCCGTCGCCGCGCGTGCCGAACGCGGCGATCTCAGTCGGAAGACTGCTCGCGCTCTCCTGCTGGCGGAATTCCTGCGGCGTGGCCGTTGCCAGCCAGATGAACCTCGAGACGCCCTCGCGGAAGCTGAGTTCCAGCGTCCGCCCCGGCGGCACTGACGAGGGTGACCGAGACCGCCGCGACGCGGTCGGGGGTGCTGTCGCGCTCACGCGGCTTCCACCCGAGCCACTGGCCGAGCAGCTCGGCGGCGCGAAGCTGGACCGAGCGGTCCGCGTCGCTCATCGCGCCCTGCACCACTTCGAACGCCCGCTGCACGTGGGCGAATGTGAGGCCACCTCGCCGGTACATGTCGTCGAGGCGGGCATCGCCGGTGACGATGATTTCCGCCTGACGCACGCGTAGCATAGGCCTGACTTTTCGAGGCTTTCGGACACCTGTCTTATGTATATCCTCAATCGGCGCGGCCGAAGCCGCCGGATCTGTGTCAGCCACGGCCCTCACCTTTTCGCTTGACAACCAGGAGGGGGAAGAGGTCATACAGCCGGTCCATATCCTGCTCGGTCAGCACGCGCGTGAGGCGCCGCGACGGCCAGTGATGCACGTAGGTGGGCTCGCTGAACCACGCGGGGTGCCGGTAGAGGACCTTGCGGATGGTGCCCGGGGCGCGCAGCAGGCGGAGCGAGGCGGCCTGCACCGTGTAGAGGCGGTCGCCCGGGGCGCGCTCGGGCACCAGCTCGGTGCGCGTGGCGCCCTGCTTGACGCGGCCGCTGAGCTTCGTCACCGCAGAACGCCGATGCCAAAGTGGGCCGACACGGTCCACAGGACCGCGATCAGGAGGATGATGCCCACCAGCGCCAGGAGCGGCACATGCAGCGGCGCGGGGAAGAACGTGTCGACGAGATACTTGGCGACGTAGGCCACGACCAGGATCACCACGAGCACGAGCAGCACGAAGATCAGGGAATTGAGCATGGAGGCCTCCAGGGTGACGACTGCTCAGCGCACGTCGTCAGCAGCGCGCCCGCGCTTGGCAGGGTGGGCAGACGCCGCAATCCACCGGCAGCCACAGCAAGGGGTCGCGTGGATCGAGGATTCGCTTGCGCGGGCGGTGGCAGGGCTTCGTGCTGATCGCGCCTGGCACGTTTTCCCACAACACCTCGACCGGCCCGCCGGCGAGCCCGTTCCAAGGACGTTCGATGAACCATGAGGGCAGCTGTCGGCGCTCGTCGATGGAGGCCGCGCGATGCAGACAGAGCGTGACGTTCATGCGAAAGAGCCGCTCCTGTGCGGGATCGCCGACGTCCGTCAGCACGCGACGAAGATGGCTCGTCGCCTCGGCTTTCAGTGCAGGCGACCAGCGCGGCACCGGACGGATGCAGCCACTCTCACGTCGGCTAATCGATGCCAGCCACACGGGCTGACCATTCATCGCATCGAGTCAGCCGTTGAAACTCAACCCGTACTCCCACGGCGGTTCCGCCCAGCGCAACGGAGCATCGCCCGCGCGCCCGATCAGCGGGTTCTGAAGCGCAGCGTGCTGCAAGTCGTTCAGCGGATTCATGGCACCTCCACGAAGCGCCGCGTCGAGCCATCCGGCGCGGTGACGGTCCATGTGGGCTGACTCGGCGGCGGCGTCGGCTCACTGCCATTGACTAGGAGCTGCGCAGGCACCTTGACAAGGAGGGCATCGAGGCGGTCGCCGCCGAGATTCGTGGTCCACAGGAAATACTCGCCGGTCACATCGACGTTGCCCTTGGGCAGCTTGGCGTAGTCGTCGCTGCCGCCGCCCGGCGCGTCGAGATCGGTGAGCACCGGGGCCACCACGAGCACCTCGAGGCTGCCGTCGAGACGGAAGGCGATCACCTCGTTGTTGCGCGGCGCCGCCGTGCGACTGGCGCCGGAGCCGAGCACGTACTGCCCGTCCGGCGCCTCGCCGCGCGCGTTGCAGTGCGAGAGATGCCCCAGCTGCGCGTCCCAGGACGGCGTGTCGTACACGAGCCGACCCTGCGGCGCGGCCGCCGGATCGAACATCCACAGGCGAAACGCACTCGGCTGCGCGTTCCAGTTATCGGCCGCGACCATGTAGCCGTAGCCGTTGTCCGAGTGCCCAGCCGCGCCCTCCTCGTCGAGGATCACGCGCGGCTCGCCGGCGCCGCCCACGGCGTAGATCAGGTTGTCCTCGCCGTTGCGCCCGTCGAGGTTGTCCTTGGTGAGGAGCCACGCGCCCGCCTGATCGATCTGGCACTCGTCGTAGGCCCCGCGCCGCGGGTATTCGCGCCAGGGCTGCGGATCGCCCTCGAGGACCACGACGCTCGCCTCGGGCTGGTAGGTCGTCCCATCCTTGAGCGTCGCCGAGTGCACGGCATCGGTGGCGGCGGTGTGCCACTGCCATAGCACCTTGCCCGGGCGGAACGCGGCCACATCGACCACGGTCCAGACAGTCGCGGGCCCGAGCCCCTGCACCAGCGGCCCCACGTCGACGCGATACAGGCGCGTGAGATCCGAGGCGTAGAGAATCGTCGGCCACTGCGCCGACCAGTACCAGCCCTCGCCGGTGCTCCACGACAGCGCGTGCTCGGGCGGGAAGATGGGCCCCAGCGGCGTGACCTGGTCGGTGGCCTTGTCGACCGTCCAGAGGCTCGGCCCCTGGCCGCCGCGGGTGCGGTCGGCGCAGAGGAACGCGAGCAGCACCGGCTGTCCGACATGGGCGTTGAGCGCGCGCCAGTACGAGTACCCCGTGGGGTTCAGCGCATCGGCGCCGCCCATGTCGCGGCCGTTGGTGAGGCGGATGCCGGTGGTGCCGTAGGGCGCCGGGAAGCTGAAGGGGCCGCGATCGGGGAGGGTGAAGCGCACGGGCGACCGGACCTGGGTGGACGAAGCGAGCTCGAGAAAGCCGCCGGGATTCACGGGGCGTCACCGGCCCGGCATTTTGTGCTTGACACCTTTTCTATCTTTGCTACCATTGGCGCCACAGCAACCAGACGGCGCGAGGGAGGCCCGACCCCATGGATGCCTACTACATCACGATCGAGGACGCCTGCAGCGAGGGCGACACGCACGAGGTGGCGCGCTACGAGTGCGGCCGCTGCGGCGGGTGGTACTTCGACTGCCCGGCGTGCGGGCCTCGGCTGCCCTGCCCCGCCTGCGAGGCGGCGGCGGAGGCCTCGCGGGACGACGCGACCGCGATGCTGGCACCGACGGAGGCCTGAGCGATGGCGACGCATCTGGAGCGGCTGATCGATCGCGTGGGCGAGGGCACGCTGACCACGGCGGTGAGTGTGGCGATCGAGCGCATCGCCGAGGAGATCGCCAAGGACGCGCTCAACGACGAGGAGTTCCGGCAGGACCTGCGGACGATGGTCCGCGCGCGCTCCCGGGCGATCGTGGACCGGCTGCTGCGCGAGCAGGCGTCGAGCGCCTCCGAGGAGGGCTGAGCGATGCCCGGCCACCTGCTGGAAGCGCTCCGCCGGCTGCGGACGCCGCCCCGGTGGTGGCGCGCCTGCCGGACGTGTGGGTACCGCTACACGGGCGGCCGGTGCCGCCGCTGCCTCACGCCGGTCTGCGAGGCCTGCGCCGGGAAGGCCACGCACCGGATCTGCCCGGCGTGCCGGGCGCAGGAGGGCTGAGCCGTGGCGGTGCTGACCCTCCGCCTCGACGAGGCGCTCCACGCCATCGCGCGCATCGCGGCCGCCGAGCGCGGCCAGTCGCTGCAGGCGTGGCTGGTGGACGCGGTCAGGCTCGCGCTCGATGATCAGGCCTCCCAGCCCGGCGGCCGGGCCACGCGGGCGGCGATGGAGGGGCAGGCGTGACTAACCAAGGACGGAAACAAGGCCTCGTCCCGCACAGGTCGGGCATTGCGCATACCTCCAGGTCATGGCTGGCGCGGTCGTGGCTGGTGGCGCGGAGGGTAAAGCGGGCGGCGGGGGCGCCACGGCAGTCATCGGCGCTGGGGTTTGGGGCTGGGATTCCAGCGTCTCGATTGGGGCCGGCTGGTCCCGCTCGGTATGCGTGCGGTTGCGCACCTCGATCTTCGTGTCGCGCGCCTTTTTGATGCGCGCGGCGAAGCCTTCGTAATCTCCCGCCCGGGCCGCCTGCCAGAGTTCGCGAAAATCCACGCAGGCGTCCACACGATTCTCGAAATCGGACACGACGAAGTACTGGTAGTGCCCGAGGAGGGCATCGCGGTCGTCGTTCTGCCAGCCGTTACTGCTATGGAGGCGCCAGAGGGATTGGCCGATCTGGTCAGCGTGGGCGGCGGCCGTGGGCCAGTCGTTGCCCGCAAAGCAGAGCTTGGCGAACTCGGTGACTCTGTACTCCCCGCGGTCGGCGGGCTCAATCAGCCCGAAGGCAAGCGCACTGGTGCGATACCGCGAGGTGCCTTGGCCGCTGTTCTTCCATCCGTTGGCGAGGGCGGCGTCGTACATCGTGAACGAGCCTTTGTGGCGGCGATAGATCTTCTCCGTTCGCACGAGCGTGGGCCCGAAGTTGTTGTTGGGGCCGCGCTCGAGTTCGATCGTTTCCGGCCGTTTGGTGTCGAGCTGGGTAGACATGTGGGGACGTTCCTTTCCTGTCACGTGGGGTTAGGGTTGCCCCGACCAAGCGTGCGCCCACTTCAACAGCGCCGCACGGGCGCGGTTGACACGGGCCATGTCGGCCGCCACGCCGCCTCTGTCAGGGTGGTGCACACGCGCCAGCGCCTTGAAGCCTGACTCCACCAGTTGACAGGCCAGTTCACGCAGGCGCGCGCGCTCGGCCCTGGTGACGCCGGGCTCGCGCGTGGCCGGACGCCGCCACGGCTTGGGCCGCGCCTTCGTGGCCTCGCGCAGACTTGAAAATAGAAACGCGTTGCGATTTTCCGGATCTGCCAGACTCATATAGAGATTTGCCGTCCGGTGAGTGAGCTTGAAGTGCTGCTTGAGCCAGGGTGTCCACTGGCCGTGGACCATCTTTCCCTTGGCCTCGGTGAGCAGCGCGCCGATGGTCCGGTAGCGCGCCAGGCTCCGGGTCTCCGCCCCGTGGAAGTCGGTTTGCACCGCCTGCAGCTGCTCCTGAATCAGCGGCACGAGGGCCGACAGCGGCCGGGGCGCGGCCACCAGCACGGGGCCGCTCGTCGACGGTGTGTTCATACCAGAGCCTCCTGCACCGCTGGGCGGGCGACCTCCTCGTCGCGGAACACCGGGACAATCACCACCTCCAGTCCGACCCGGCCGTCCCGGGTGAAGCGCTTGGTGACAAAGAGCTCGACGATCTGCGCGTCATCCCGCCAGAAGACGCCGGTCCACTGATCAGAAAGCTTGTGAATCAAGTTATCGACGTCCGGTCGCTTGAGCGGCAGCGTGACCTTCTTGGGCGCAGAAGCCGGTCGCCGCAGCCAGAAGTGCAGCGCGAGCGCGATGCCGTGCTCGGGCGGCCTCGGGGGCGCGTGCTGGCGGCCGATGTGGCCGACCAGCGTCGCCCACGCGGTGCCGGCGCGCTTCTGGTAGCTCCCCTGGCGCGCGCCGTCCGCAGTGCGCCATCGCACCGTCGCGCTCACCGACATCGAGCTCGGCTCGCCGGCGACAAAGAAGCGGATCACGGCGTGGGCAGCGGGGGCGCCTCGGGCTCCGCCTGGGCGAGCTCGGGGGGCGGCAGCTGGCTGATCGTCCAGCCCGCCAGCGGCGTCCCGAGCGGGGGATCGCCGGTGGCGCGGGGCGCCGCAGCCAGGGCCGGCGCCGGGCGGGCGACGCCGGCCGGCTGCTCCGGGGAATCGGGCTCGGGCACCCCGGGCGCGGGGCCCGCCCCTGTGAGGGCCGGGGACGGCCGGGACGGCGTCTCGAGAACCTTGCGAATCGGCATGGTGCGGTCCTCCTGTGTTGACACGGTGCTTGGGGCTGGACGGCCCGCAGGCGAGCTCCTGGCGGGCGGGTCGAGACTCACGGGGCGCCCGGCGGGCCGGCGCGGGCACGTCGATCCGTGCCAGGCGTAGCCCGTGACGGGCACGGCCGCGGCCGAGCCGGGCTGGGCCAGGCGGCCGGTGACAAGGGTCGCGGGCTCGGCCAGCAGCGTGACCGCGCGGCCGACGATGCCGGACTCGGGCGTCGAGACCGGGACCAGCCACACCTCCCGGCGCCACGGGTCGACGCCGATCAGGCGCGAGGACGGCGGCGGGGTCCAGGCCTGGCCGAGCCCCTGGCCGCAGTCCGGGCAGCGCGGCGACGGGTACGGGTACGGGGAGCGCGTGTTCATGCCGCGCTCCCCAGCGATCCGCGCGACATCGGTTGCACGGTGAGGGGCTGCGGCCCCGAGGCCACCAGGATCCAGTGATGCCCGTCGCCGAGGGGCCGGCCCTCGTCGTCGTACTGCTCCCACTGATCCCCCGGGGCCATGGGCGGATCGCTCGGGTGTCGCTGGCCGCGACAGGCCCGACACTGCCCGTCCCAGGCGAGCGGGCGCCGGCAGAGCGGGCAGGCGAACGGGCAGCGCGTGCCGTACGGGTAGCCGCCGGTCTCCGAGCAGATGCCGCTGGCGAGCAGCGGGGCGCCGTCGTAGGGGCAGGTCGTCCGGGTGGTCGACGGCGGTGACGGCGGGGGTGCGGGCTCCGTGCGGCGCCTGCGCCAGGTCATGGCTGGAACCTCCGTTCGAGCTCCCGGTCGGTGAGGCCGGCGTCCTCGGGATGCTCCACCCGCCACCGGGCGACGAGCGCCTCGAAGGTGTCCGGGCCTCGGTGCTCGGTCCTCGGGGTGGAGAACTTGTGATCTGGGGGGCCCGGGGGGCTGCCCCCGGGGGTGGACGAGTTATCCACACCGGTGGATATTTGCGCACTGCGTTGGTTTTCCCTTCCCTCGGGCTCCCTTCCCTTTCGTTTCGGTTCTGTTTCGTTTCGGTTCGATCCAGTCTCGTTTCGTTTCGTTTCGTTTCGATCCCACGCGAGCCCTCGCGAATGTTCGCGAGCCTTCGTGGATGTCTCGCGAGACTTCGAGGATGATTCGCGAGGCTTCGTCGAACGCTCGACGAACGCTCGCGAGGCGGGCAGCTGCGAGGCGCGCGGATGGTCCAGGCTTTGGTGATCGCGCCAGCTCGGAAACTCCAAATACCGCACGCGGTTGACGGTGTATAGGTGAACCAATCCCTGCGCATCGAGGTGCCGCAGCGCCTGTTCGATGTCCTTGGCCTTGACGTCAGGGTGGTAGCCGAACCCGAGCGCCCGGAGCTGCTCGGCATCCGCCACTTCACGCCCCTCGTCGTCTGCCTGCGTCAACGCAGTGAGCCACAACCGGAACTGCCGGTCGGTGAGCTTGCCCACCTTGCGGTGCTGCAAGGCCTCCGGTTTGATCGTCCGGATCCGCGCGGCCATCGCGGCGGCCCTGGCCGGGTCATGGGGTGCGCGCCGTGAGGCGCTCGATGGTCGTTCGCCACTGGGTGAGCGTGCGCGCCGGCTGGGCCTTGTAGTTCACGGTGCTCTCCTTCCCGGTGATGAGCCAGTCGCCGATGAGCAGCCGCTCGCGCCCACGCACCGCGGCCTTGATCTCCTTGTCCAGGGTCTCGTACTCCTCGGCAGCCTCGTCGAGCTCCGCGCGCCGGGCGAGCTTGGCCTCGAGCTCGGCGTCATCGAGCAGCGGGATCTCGCCCACGCTCAGGCCCGGCGGCGTGCAGAGCCGGCCAAAGGCCCAGCATCGCCGGCACACGGCCGTGTCCTCGATGTAGTCCGGCAGCGCCTCCTCGCCGCGGCCGCCGGACTGGATCGCGCGCACGGCCTGGACCGCGGCCTCGCAGTCGGCCACGATGCGCTCCATCTCGGTGTAGTCGAGCGGCACCTCGATGAAGCGCCACTGGCCCTTGAGGTTCTCCATGAGCAGAAAGCCCGTATCCACGTCCGCCATGTAGCAGTACGCCATGATCTGGCGCACCCACTTACTGAAGAACGGATGCTGCCGGATGGCCTCGAGCGTCTGGAGCTTGGGGAAGAGGAGCGGGTCCACCGTCTTGATGTCGAAGGGGTAGCGCCGGCCCTGCCACTCGAGCTGCCCGTCGATCCGGCCGCGGAGCACGATGCCCCCGTTCTTGCCCTTCAGCTCGAACGTCCGCTGCGCCTCCACCACCGTGAAGCCGTACTCGAGCAGCCGCCGGTACACGCTCGGCTCCTTGTCCGAGCCCGCCTCGAACCGGGCCAGGAGCTTCGTATCGAATCCCGGCCGCTCGGCCCAGTGCAGCACGCCGAGCGCCATCTCGCGGGCGCAGGGGGAGAGATCCGAGGCCGTCGGCTGCGTCCGCGGCCAGGGCTTGCCGTTCTTCTCGAGCGCCGTCTGCCGGGCGGACTCGATCGCGGTGAACAGCTCGCCGAGGGCGCTCATCGCCGGATCTCCCGCGCGCCCGTCACCAGACAGAACAGCGCCACCGCGACCAGACAGAGCACGTGCACGCAGGTCGTCATGCCGCCGCCTCCTGCCCGTGCCCGTTGCCGTTCTTCTTGGCGGTGGGCGGCTTGGACACGAGCCCGACCAGCTCGTCGTACATCCGGCGCGGGATGTCGGTCGACCGCGTGAGCTTGAACTCGGCCAGCAGCCCCGCAATGGCGCCCTCGTCCCAGCCCTTGTCGCGGGCGATCGCCCAGAACCGCTTGGCCTGCGCCTCGGAGATCGTGTCGCTGGCGCCCTGCTCGACGGTGCGCGAGCTCTTGCCGGAGTAATCCGGCGCGACGACGCGCTCGAGGTTCAGGCCGGCGGCGGTGAGCATCTCGGCGGTCGGATTGCGAATGCCGATGAGCCGCGCCACGCCGTTGACGAGGAAATTCGAGAACGCGGCCTTGCGGATGTCGCCCTCGTCGAACCGGCCGCGCGCCGTGAAGAACTGATCGCGCGAGGAACAGTTGCCCGTGAACCAGCCCCAGCGCCGGAGCGCGCCGGCCTTGACGATGCCCTCGACCTCGTACTCGTAGTAGGCGCCGGCGGCATCCTCGCGCGCGTGCTTGGTGACGATCGGGCGATCCCACACGATGCCGAAGGGGTTGCAGAGCTTCTCGGCGCCGGAGGCCTGCAGCGAGAAGCGCGCCCCCCCGCGCCCCTCGTGCCGGATCCAGTCGCCCTCGTTCGTGAGCCGCAGCGCCAGCGGCAGGTACCGCTTCTGGTAGAGGTCGGCGGCGATCTCCAGCCGCGTGATGAAGTCCTCGGTGATGACGGTGTCCAGCGGCGCGTCCTCGATCACCTCGTGGCGTTCGAGCTCGGTGCTCATCGGCCAGTCTCCTGCGCCTCGAAGCGGGCGAAGGGATCGCGGGGCGCGAGCGCCACCGGGGCCTTGGCCCGGCTCGGCCGGATGCGCTGCACGGGCACGATCAGGTCGACCTGCGTGGCCGTGTACTCGAGCAGGAAGCGGAGGGTCGCCATCTGCATCTCGGCCAGGTCCGGGTGCCATGCATCGAGCACCGCGGTGGCACTGCGAAGGGCGTTCACGGCGTTCTGCTTGGCGTTCATCGCGTCGGCTCCTTGGGCGGTGGGGATTGGGGGAACATGTGGCACGTGCAGGTGCAGCCGGCGCACTCGGTATGCCGGCGCGTCTTGCACGCAGTGGACATCGCCAGCAGCTGGACGAGCTGCCACGCCGTGATCTCGAAGCACTTGGCCTTCACGCAGCCTCGCGGGCGCGTACCTCGGCCTCGGCCACCGCGTGCGCCTCGTAGGCCAGGGCCATCCGCGCCTGCTCGTCCTCTTCGCAGCGCGCGCACAGCTGCTCGAGGGAGCACGCCTCGTCGTGAGTCCAGATCGGATCGCCGTCGTAGCGCATCACTTGTCCTTTCGGCCCAGGCGCACGAGGCGCCCATCGGCCTGCAGCTGGGACTGCGCGAGGGCCTCCGCCACGGCGGTGCGCCGGACAAACCAGCGCTTCATGCCGGGCACCTTGAAGGGGCGGAGAACCTTGAAGGTGGCGGACTTCGTCGCGAAGTGATTGCGCAGCGTCTTGGGCGAGATCTCGAGCTCGGCCGCCGTCTCTTCCAGGGTCATGTAGTCGTCCATGGCCCGCCCTCCCAACTTTTCGCTTGCCAATCTTTGCCCCGTTGTGCCAATGTGCTTCACGGTTGACAACGGTAATACCAGGTACGTACCCTTGTCAAGCGAAAAAGTGCCTCCGCCAATTACCCCAGGTAAGTCGCGCGTTACGCCCGCCACCGCGGCGGCGGGCACACGGGAGTGGCTGCGCGCCTGCATGGCTCAGCGGCAGTGGAGCGTCGCCGAGCTCTCGCGTCGCGCCGGCGTTCCCGCCGCGACGATTTCCCGCATCCTCAGCGGGAAACGCGCGATGGGCCAGAACGTGGCCTTTCAGCTGAGCCGGGCCCTGGAAGAGCCGCGCGAACTGGCCTATCCGGTGACGTCGTCAGCGCCGACGCCCCGCCCAGATCGGTCGTCGGTCGAAGTGCGAGA